ACAAGAACTAGGAGTTACATTATGTTAATAAAAATTCTTAACATAATCACTTTGATTTTGGAAGCTTTACGCAACCGAAAACAGAGGACACCTGTCCAGGAGTAACATATGTCTATCATAGTACAACCACGCTATTACTATCCCGACCACCTCATTTCATATGAGAACGGTCTGAAAACTACTGTGTCAAACCATTGGCGAGACGGAGCAGTGAATAGTGATTATAAAGCGCGGATTGCTGCTGGAATGACCGTACCATGTACGAGCATGACAGCTCTACACAATCACATAACCGATCCACTTGAAGTTTACACTAAAGGTGGGTATAACGGTCAAAATGATAAAGTAGGCAATATATTGTCAATGATAGGCGTTCGCCCAACTGTCGTCAAAGACTATGGAGACTCTGATGAGAAAGCAATAAATCGCTTACTATCGAGTATTCAAAATCATAACTTCAACTTGGGTGTTACTTTAGCTGAAGGTACTAAAACGATACAAATGGTAGTGAATTTCGCTACCAGGATGCATCGCGTGTACCGAATGCTACGAAAAGGGAAGGTAAAACAGGCTATTGATGCGCTTGCCTTGGATAATTACAACTTACGCGGAAAACGTCATGAGATGATAAAAAATCTTCAGTACGTTAACCGTAATAGTTGGGATAAGTCAAGGTTTGCTGCTCAATCACTGCTTGAACTACAATACGGATGGCGCCCATTCATGAATGATATTTATGAAGGTGCCAAAGCATTTAGTTACCTTACTTCAGTTCGTAAAGATGATATCACATTGAAAGGATCTGGTGGTTACTCGCACACACATGAAGCAATTCATGAAAGTGAGCATTATAACTCGCAGAGACGTTCAACGTTTCACGGTCGGACTCGATATACAGTGATGGCGCAAGCCATTCCTGATGAGCTCCGTGCGGATGACAAGATGGGATTAACGAATCCAGCCTTAATGGCTTGGGAGTTAACACCTTTATCATTCGTATACGATTGGATCCATCCAATTGGTAACTACCTGGAACTACTGCAGGCCGCTAGCGGCTTAGTAGTAAGTGATGGTGTACGCGTAACAAAAGGCGTTGGTTTTGCAACTTTTGCCCATCAAGGCAAAGTTGATTATATCAACGCTGGCTACTATCGTAATATACCACCCGGCAGTCATGCTACTTGGCGCGTGAAAGAATATACACGTCGACCAATTA